CGAGCGACAAGCTCAACCTGCGAATAGGCGGCGTCCTTGTTGTTCTGGTTCGCGGTCGCTGTCTGGTTCTGCAGCGCGTCGGGATCCAGCGCCATGCTCTGCCGGCCAACGCCCGTTCGACGCTGGATGATCTCATCAGCGTAGGTGAGCGCCTCGTAGGCATGGTTGGCAACGAACGGCACCGGCAACGCCGTCACCGTGGAGCCCACCTTGCCGAAGATCGCCCCACCGAATGACGGCGAGAACAGCTCGTCGGGGTTGACGATTTCACCCGTCACGAACCTCTGCGGGTTGTTGGTGGCGTAGGTGTTGTCGAGCGCCTGGCGCCACAGGACGGTCTTGACCCGCTGCATGTCCATCGTCTCGTCGGCAATCGACTTGGCATCCCACCGATGCGGGACCGGGTCACACGGGATATCGAAGAACGGGCCCTCGTCCTCCCAAACTTCCCAATCAAGCAGTTCACCGCCGCCAGAGTTGCCGGCATAATAGGCGCGTACCGTCTCGGCTATGCCGTCATCGTCCACATCCGCTTGGATGTAGCACTCGAAGCACTCAACGGTTTCCATGGACTTGTCGGCAATGTCGCGCGGCGCCACGTAGCCGTTTTCGCGGGCATTCTGCTCCGAGGTGTCATCTCCGGCCGAACCGAGGTCATCGACCTTCTTCTTGTCGAAGCCCATGCTGACCAGCTCGGAGCGGGTCTTGTAGGACCGGTGCGCTTCGAACCGAGGCCGCTCGGAGCCCGGAGGGTCGTCGCTACGCAGATAGTCCTCGGGCGGGATGCACTCGATGCGCCGCCTGCCCTTGGACTTCAGCCGCTTGACCTTCACCTCGTGCACATTGACCGGCACGGAGATGACCTGCCCCGTCTGCGGGTCCGTTGTCTGCTCTTCGATGCTTTCCGTGGTCTGGTGGGTGATCTCCACCTCTTCGCTCATCTCGAGCATCGCAACGTCGTCGTCGCTCAGCCCGGAATGGAAGCTGGTCACATACTCCGGCGTGTCGTCGTGCCAGACCTTCACCACACCGTTGCCGACGACAAGGCTGTCCCACTCGGCATCGCGCAGGATGCGGTAGCCGGGGTTGTCCTTGAAGAAGATGAAGTTGAGAGCGTCCGTGGCTTCCTTGGCCTGCGCCTCATCCTCCACGCCAACTGGCTCGGCTTCAACCATGCGGTCGGAGGCCATGAACACCCGCATGAGCTGCGGCAGCATCCAGCCCACCGTATCGGCAAGGTCACGCGACACGACGGACGAGCGGCCCTCTTCGGCCGGCAGGTCGTCCATGGTGCCGTTGAAGTAGTTCAGGGCGTCACGGCGTTTCTGCGCCAGCTCGGAATCGTCCTGCGAGCGGGCGGCACGGATTTCCCGGACCAGCAGGCCCTTGATGTCGTCGTCGGTCATGGCCATCAGCGCTTCGCCTGCTTGGCCAGCTTCTGCAGCAACGGCGTCTCAACGGGCACGATTGGCTGCATGGACGCGAGCCGCGCCTTCGCGTACTCGCTGCGCCGCTTGAGCCAGCCCAGGTAGGTTTCATCGCGCTTGGTCATGTCAAACGATGCTCCTCGCCAGAACGGACGCGGCGTCAGCGGATGGCCTCAATGTCTGCGGCATCCCGCCAGACAGAGATATGGTCACCAGCAACCGCGAAGCTTTTGGGCGGCTCTTGGAACGAGCGCCTGAAGGCTTCCGACGAATAGTTGGGAGAGTTCGGGTCGAAGATGGTGCAGGTGCGAGAGACCTCGTGCCAGCCGCCCTCAATGAACACCTGTGCGCCCTGCTTCAGCTTGGTCATATCGACGGTCATACGATGCTCCTGGCGAGACTTCTGGCGCGGGTGTTGGTGATCTTGCGATCGTCTGGCAGCTCATGCGCCACGCACATCAGTCCGAAGGCGTCGGCGCCGTGCGATGCCCAGTCATGCTCGGGACCAAGACCGACGTTGCGCGCCTCGTCCTTTTTCTCGTGATACCAGCCCAGCGCATCAAGGCCGGCCTGACACGTCGCTTCATTGAACCAGATGGACGGGAACAGCCGGCGGGCCGCTTCGACGCGCTTCATTGCCGCGCCCTTGCCCTGGTTCTCGATTGTCTCCACATCGAAGCCGGCGGCTGCAATGTGGTCCTCGAAGCGAACCGCCGTCACCTGATCCGCCTGGTTGCCGTCGTGTGGCAGCACGCACAGCGCCTTGGCGTAACCGTTCGACCTGAGCCATTCGAGGTGAGCCGATAGCGGCTGACCGACTGCCTCGTAATAGTCCAGCACCATGATGGAGCGCCCGACAAACTGCGCAATCCAGATCGCAGTGGCATCGCGAACGCCAATGTCCCAGAACGCCCGCACCTGCATGAGCGGGTCTTTCGCGACCCGACCGATCCGCTTTTGCTGGCGAGCCTCTGCGAGGGCTTGTGCGTAGTACGCACCATCCAGCACGGTAGCGTACCCGCCTTCCCAGATATGGTCGTATTGCTCGGGCTGATTCCGCAGCGTGTCCAGACGCTCCTGCTCGAGCACGCTCGGGAACCACGGATTGTCGGACCAGTTGGCCCGGATGACGACAGCGCCGGTAGGTTTGTTTGCCCCCCGCAGCATCAAATCCACGGGATCATTCTTGCGCCGCGGGTTCCAACTCCACCACAACTCTGAGCCCTCGGCTCGAATGGTGGGGCGCAACAGCCCGACACTGCGCTGCGAGAGCGTCTGCGCTTCCTCTACCCAGGCCCGCCGGAAACCCTCCAGTGACTTGATCGATTCAGCCGTGTGATCCTGCATGCCCTGGAAAATGATCTGCCCATCGCCGGGCGTTTCGATCACCTCTCGGAAGACCTTGAAGCCGTCTGCCTCGCCAAGGTTGTGCTCTGCCAGCTTGGCTTCGATCAGGCGCTTGGCCGAATCCTTCAGTGACTTCTGCACCTCGCGAATGCAGGCGCTCAGCAATCCCTTGTTGGCGAGACTGTCTTCGATCAGCAGGCCAGCGAAGAAGTGCGACTTGCCCGAACCGCGGCCACCCCATGCGCCCTTGTCACGGGCTGGCTCCAGGAGCGGCAGGAAGACCTCAGCGGTCGGGATCGTCAGGACGGACAATCACGCGCTCGATACGATGGACCAGCTTGATCGGATCGGCATCGGCATCACCCACCACTGCCTGCGGAACCTTGCCGTCCGTGCGGTCAGCCAGTTCCTTGATCGCCTGCATGTCGCCCTCCGTCGCCTTGGTGATGAGCTGGCGGGCAATGGCGCGAAGAGCTTTGTGATCTTTGCCGGCGGCTGCCAGCTCCATGCGAAGCGCATCAGCGAACGGCTTTTCGGCGCGGCGTCCGCTGTTTGAATTTCCAGCCATTTTAAAATCGCCATCCGTTTGCGCGCAAAGTGGTTTCTGTCCACCCCGCGATACCTCACACATCACCGGCTGATAGCGGGTCCGGTGCGCAACTTCATTCCCCAAACACGATCTGGTGCTTGGCCTTCTCCATCAGCACGAGCGCCTCACCGGCATTGGCCGCAGAGGAAATCCAGAGCGTGCCATCCTCCAGGTCGCCAATGACGAGGATGTTCTGAAACCCGCGGCCCTTGGCTTGCTCGAGTATCTGGTCAGGGTCGAAGCGGTAGCCTTCGCCAACAGTGTCGGGCACAAGCTCAACGACATTCGAGGCTGTCATCACTCACCACGAGCAAAAGCCCCGCGGCATTACACAGCGGGGATGGGTTGGGATCGGCGTAGGTGGAGCGGCGCGGCGGTTCAGACGATAG